CGAGGTTATAGGGTACGAGGTTAATTGGTTTTGATTTAAAAATTTGAAACGCCTATGAAAATAAATTATGTTTTCGCGACTTCGTGAATTTCTTTTTCAATTTTTTTACAGAAAGAATAATCAATTAAATGTAAAGAAACCCATCGAGAAAAAGAGGAAAAGAATAGAGAAAAAATGCCCGCATGGTAAAAGGAAATCCTGCTGTCCAGATTGTAAAGGTTCACAAACTTGCGTTCACGGCAGGAGAAGAAATGAATGCACAGAGTGTCCAATACAGTTAGGAGGAAAGATATCGAGAAATATATGCAAGATCTGTGTGAGTAAGCACTTGAGCTCCCGCCGACGATTATCGGGTGTTTGTGCAGAATGCAGTAAAGATTCTCCGCCTAGGATAGAGTTAATATTTGGGAAAATGATTGCTGAAAATGTGGGCTTTCCACCAAACTATAACGATCAAACTTTAGCGACTTCGAGTAGGTGTAAATCAATTTCCAAAAGACGTCCAGATCTTATTTGGATAATTCCTGGGAAAGTATCAGTCATTGTTGAAATTGACGAAAATTCGCATCAAGGATATGAGGGCCTATGTGAGGTAAGCAAAATATGTGAGCAAAACATGATTTTGCAACTTATTGACGGATGCGAAAGTATACCGGTTTATACAATTAGGGTTAATCCTGATTCATACGATAAAGCTGTAGTAACCTTGAAGCGGCGTGCAATGACAGTAGCAGAGAAAGTCAAAGAAATATTGGCTAAGGCAGAATATGAGCAGAATGCTTACTCAAAAATATACTTCGCTTATTACCATTCTAAATCACAACATTTGATTGAAGAACAGAGAAAATATTTTGATGTCGAATTGATCACATGAAACAAACTTTTTCGCATCTCCACCTTTGGTGCAGCCAACCAAATATCAAATATGATTTTTTTCAAATTGCAGAACAATATAACTTTTTTGCAACTGCATCTCACTTTTGTTGGCGCCGCGTACGCATAATATGGTCTTAGAAGCCATCATTTTATGTATGGACAACTCTGAATTTTGTAGGAATTCCGATTTCACTCCCAATCGATTAGAGGCCCAAAAAGAATCTTTCAATATCTTAGCTAGCGGAAAGATGCAACAAAACCCTGAGAACACAATAGGGTTAGTAAGCCTCGCGGGGAAGATTCCTAAAGTTTTGGTTACTCCGACAGATGATCTGGGACTTCTGTTAAATAATGTACATATGACCAAAACAGATGGGAGCATAAACGTACCGACTGGCTTGCAGATTGCTTATCTCGCGTTGAAACATCGCTCCAACAAGCATCAAAGGATGCGAATCGTTCTTTTTATCGGTTCACCCATAACCACAGATATCGATCAACTTAAACAGGTTGCAAAAAAACTACGGAAGAGCAACGTCGCGTGTGATGTTGTTGACTTCTCAGGCGATAAAAATCATGAAAAGCTCAGTATTTTCATCAATGCGGTCAACAAAAATAACAACAGTGAGCTTCTGACAGTCCCGCAAGGCTCAAATATCGCAACCGTTATTCTTAACAGTCCGATGTTTACTGGCGGTAGTGTGCCTATTTCTGAGTTTGCTGCTGCAGCGCGAATGCGACATATGGGAGACGTAGCTGATGGAGAAGATCCCGAGCTGGAGATTGCCCTTCGTATCTCTCTCGAAGAGGAACGTTTGAGACAAGAAGCCGCATCATCTTCTATGAATGAAGGAAGTAACCAACAACCGATTGAACAAGTTGATACGGATGTAGATGATGATCTCCTCAATAGGGCTCTTGAACTATCACAGCATCAAGAAAACGATGAAAGTTTTTGAAATAATTTGAAATAATTTGAAATATTAAAATTAAAAAAAATAAAAATACATTTTTCGGTGTGCTGCAAATCACTTTTTCGTGCTCAGCAGCACGTTTTTTGGATCGAGATGGCAATAAATAGATCCGTTACTGAAGAGCTTGACTCATACAAAGGGACCATATTTAGTAGCAAGCCGACATTATTCCAAATTATGGCAAATGTTCAAATAATTCCAAATTTTTTTGATTGGTACGATAAAGTGAAAACGAAGATTCCCGATGTATTTGGTAACCTTCGGGGCCAACTAGGGGCTACAATGTCACTCGCGGAATTGCGAAATAGTGGAATCTATAATACTACGATTGGGTCGATCACATTCAAATATGATTTTCATGGCAAACGAATCGCAGTTCTACTGTTTAAAAATGGCAAATTAAAAATCAGCGGGGGATTCCCAGAAAATCTATTAGCCATTCACCATAAGGAAACGTACAATAATTATCTGTCAACATGTGTCAAAGAGATAAAAGAAGTGATCGGATACCATTCGATTGACAATGAGTACACCCTAACTTGTCTTAATGGGCAATTTATACACCAACGGTTTGAGAACATGGCAATATTGGCACAGTTCATAGGGAAAATGAAATGTTCGTTTCAAAAAATAAAACGCCCTGATAATGACGCTCCGGGGAGAAGGGGGGCTTTCAAATTGTACTTGCACAAAGACAGAAAAACACATGTGGCAATGTGCTGTAAGGGGAAAGCGCAAGTATTCGCCTGTAGATCGTTCGATGAATTATTCCATGTTTTTTCAGTTTTCAAAGTTGATTTATTACATTCTCTGCAACAAACGAGAATGTTCTATCAACTAAGTGGGATCTGAATTTTTTCATGGCTGTTGTTTGTTGAGAATACTTATAAAGTATTGGTCCTTTGTAATCTTCTTCATCGTTCCAATGAAAAATTTTGATCCAAGTGTGTTAGGGTTCGTAAATCTGTTGTAATCATATAATGTATTTGTTTCGGGGTTGTAAATAAATTTTTTGCGTAAGAGTGATTTTGGGCTACCTTTTTTGAACTGTATGATAAATGCATCAGACTGTTCTGTCTTGCTGCGGGTAGTTGTTCCTTGAATCTTGATCCTAGTTGGTCGGACTGATATAAATTCTTCTTCTATATTGAAGCTGAAAGCGTTTTCATTAGTATCTTTCGCATAATCGGGAGATTTTAAACAATTTTCCTCATTCTTATGAATTTCACAATCAATTGATGCCTGTCTCAAGGCCTTCAAAAAATCTTCAATTAACTTTTCCTTTCGTTTTGCTATGTTTCTAATCATCTGATCACTGGTAAGTGACTTATCTTTGTTTTTGATTGAATTTACCAGTGAATTGATTTTTGCGTTTTCAGAAAATATTGAGCAATAGTGGTGAACCTTAAAATTTCGTTTATTCACTGGAAGAGCTTTGTGAGAATTAAGCCTGTTTGCGCGGCCAATAACTTGATCAATTCGTATGTTGTTCCAATACGGCTCGACAATGTGTACATGGCGAACATTTTTAAGAGATATTCCTTCTGCACCAGAACGCGTTATCATTAGTGCTTTCAACAATCTCCCTTCGAGGTTTACGCGGTTTTTGATTTGTAGCCGTATTTTTTCGGGGAGATCCCTGATATCGTTGTTGAATATTTTCAGAAGTATTCCATCGTTATTGCCTTCTCCAAACTTAGCGAAGTAAAATTTACGCCCGGGAGTAAATTTCAGTTCCAGATCTGCCCCAATTTTGAGTTCACCGATTCCATTCGCTTCAAAGCATATTCCCAATGTTCGTAAACCTTCTACTTTACGAAAATCAGAGTAAACTATGTTGGTTCCCTCGCTATTTAAGATGTTCTTGATAATCAAGTTATATTTCGGAGAAAGCTTGTCCAATCCTTCATCAACTTTCAAATATTGATCTTTCTCGTTTTCCAAATTTTCGATAGCTTTGGAGACTGATAGTTGATATTTCTTTTTAAAATCATCATTTGTGTCATTCAATTCTTCAGGAATATCTACATATTCTGTGCTTGATTCGTCCATCTCCTTCATCAGCAACGATCTATTCTTGCTCGGAAATGGTCTTTCAATCTCCTCTGGAAATACAAAGTTACAGATTGCCCGAGAAAATATCTTGTAAACGCCATTGTTATCTGAATCTCTTTTGACTGCGGCATTTTTTTCTTTTTGGATTTCAATTTCACGTTGTTCTGTGTATATCTTCAGTTGATGACTGGACATTGGAACATCATAAAATTCTGATCTAAGTTCCTCGGGATAATGGTTTTTATCGCTGCTCTCGTATGATGAAATCGAGCCCATGACCCTCCTTTTGAAAATGTTTGGTAGATTGATAGTATTCAATTGAGTGTTTACGAAAAACACATCAAATTCATTCTTATCGATTGGCAAAGCATAATTATCTTTTGCTTCAAACTGACCCATGACTCCTATTTTTTCTCCATTTGTATCTTTGAGGGATTGGAGCCCTTTTTTGACCATACCCAATAAAATATCAATCGAGAAACCATAACTTCTGGTATCTTTTGTATCGTTTGATATTATTTTTCCATTTATTTTCATGAAATTCTTTGGCACCAAGGAGAAGGAGAATACAGTTTGCTTCTTTCTATTTGTCTTCACAGTAAACATGTCAATATATTTAAACTCGTTAATCTGCTGCATGTTTTGTGGCATCCCAGTAAGAGTGATTGAATACACTGTTTGCTTTCCTCTAAGGAGGTTCACAGAATATGCAATCTCTACTGGTTCGTTTATGATTGGGGTGCCTGATAGAAGTACAAAAGTGGAATTATTAGATTTGAACAATTCCTGATAAAGCTTGAACTTCAAACTGTTCTTCGATTTATACAGCCCTGACGTCAAATTGTGCACTTCGTCAATTATTATGACTTTATTGTCAAAGAATCCCGTCTTTTGTGAATATTCCTGCAGTAACTTCTTATTAAGCCCGTTGTAATGCAAAAATTCATACCGTCTGGATATCATTAATTTGATTTGTGCTTCTACTCCGATCTTGACTTCTTCAGATATTTGATTAGAACTTGACTTGATTGGAAGATATATACCGTCTTGCTTTCGAAGCAATAGATTAATGGTATCACTTCCCAAAAATGTCTCAAGTTGTTTTGTCCGTTTATCATCCAATTCATCTTTTTTGAAAAATTTCCAATCATTTTTATCGGCTTTGTACATGATATTAGATTTCATGATCTCATTGGTAAAATTATTTTTCAAGGAAGCCGGTAGCAGCACAATGCATCTCTCTTTGGATCCGGAACTGATCAGTGCTTCGGCAATTCCTGTTGCAGATCTTGTTTTTCCCGTACCGAGCCCGTGATATAATAATAATCCACGAAACAAAGAATCTGGTTGCAAATATCTCCTAACCAATTGCTGATGAAACAATAATTTCTCAGGATTTCTATGTTGTGTTTTAAATATTTCGGTTGCCCATTCCGAAAAGCCATGTTTAGTATTATTGATCCAATAATCTGGACGTTTAAATGTTAAAGTGATGCTGTTTTCTACGGTTTCCAAGGCTTTATCGATGTCCATCTCTAATTAAGGCTTAGAAAAAATAACTTAAAAAATTATCATTGTAGTATTTCAAACATCACAAACAATATGATTGAGACTCGGTCAAAAAATGCAATTAACAATGGTGAAATCGAGCTAATCAAAGAAAAACATAATGCCGAAATACAGAAGCTAAATGATGAATTAGTTGAAATTAAATCCTCGGCAAATAGGCAAAACGTCCGCGGAGTCTTAATTTTCATTTACACTTTATCGCTACTCGCAACATTTTCATGGAAGTATCTAAGCGTAAAAGATGTATTGCCTTTACTTAAAGCTACAAATACTGATAGATTGATATTGAGTATCAATCCAAACCTTGCGAGTTACAATCTACTTGATTTGTCGATAGGCGTTACTGCATATCATTACTTCATTTTCCAAATGATCAGATACAGATCTTATGTCACTTGCGCAACACTGTTCATAACCATTGGATCAGCACCATTCCTTATGTAACTTCTAAATTTTTGTTGAATAATACAAGCCGCATAGTTCTGATACAACTTCCAAGCAAGCACTGTATTGTTTCTTTCAATACACAATTCCATAAATTCTAGTATTTTGTTTTTGCTTTTCAAATCATTAGGATATTTTCTCAATAAAAGCTTCGAATGTATGAACATATTTTTAATAATAGACACTTCTAGTATCGACTGTCCTGAATTGTTACTCTTATTCACATCGAAACTTTCGTTGTTTACCAAAATGCTACTTATTTCAAGTAAGCCGTTCAACACGCAATAAAATATGACTGGATTACCGCGAGCATCGCATGAATTTACATCTACACCAAGACTTAACAACAGTCGGACGGTACTGATCTGTCTATGTAAAATTGAATGATACAATAATGACCCATACATTGTTGATCTTATATTCAAATCTATGTTTCCACGTAGCAAGCAGCTTCTAAATGTGTCAATGTCAATATCTCGCCGTTCGATTACATAAAAGAGATAATGTACTCCTTGACAATCCCGTCTGTTCAAATGATCCATGCTAAACTTCGATAAATAGAACTTAAACATTTCAATGGTACCTTCCTTGACAATATTCAAAAGAATATCGTTACCATTCTCATCAATTATGTTATCTAGCTCAAAATTTTTCAGGAAATGTATCACAAAAAAAGTGTTTTTGGCTCTTATGCATTTGAATATAATCTTCACATTACTTTCCCTGCATGCAAGCATACAATCTCTACATTTTGAATATATAAAAAGCTTTCAACTATTTTCACAACCCTTCTTTTTCGTAAAATGTACCGTGAAATCCATACGGCATTATAAAATCGAATATGTGTTCGTGAACTAAGGTGAGAGTCATTTTGTTGATGCAGTAAAGTATTGTTTTGTTGTGGTACATCATATGTCCGATTAAAAAGACAAAATTTCCGTGCACTACAGGCTCTTCCAGTATAGCGTCGTGTACTTCAAATGATAAGCACGAATCCTTATTTGTATCGTACTTCAATAAAGTATGCTTATTTACCATGTAAATGATCCCTTCTCGTTCAACAGGCATTTCTCCATCAATATCAAGTAGTTTTTCGGAACAATAATATCTAAACGATTTTGTTTCTATTGTTATTCTGTGAAGCTTACATCCGTCAAATTGGTACGGTGTTTTAGCATTTTGCAAAGTAACTTTTTCGTTTAGGCTCGAATAAATTTTGATAACGTCATCAACCTGATGAGCGTACGCAATATGCAAGGTACCCATGTTCAATTCTGTGATGTCCACATAATGTGATTTAAATGACTTTCGGTCGACAAGTAAAATCTTGTTTCCTTCTTTGAATTTTATTGATTCGAATATTGTTTTGTTTTTGAAATAAGCGTCGATTAGCGATAGATCCACGCGATTCAAAAAGAACACAAACCAATCTTCAGTGACCTTGAAATCATGTGTGTAATAGCATTCCCCAAAAGGAAATACTTCAGTATGTATCGCGTTGTCGTTTTTAAAAATAGTCAACGCATAATTGAGACAGGACATGTTGTACACATCATCATCGACTTTCATCGGATGAGCCGATAGTGGAAAGTATGGCAAGGATTCAGTGAATTTTGTCGGGATATTCCCCATTTGTTTCGATCCAATCGTTCGACCGGTCTCCACGTCTATGATGTAAGGAACTCCACCCTCTCCCAATGAATAAACTGTGTCATCATTAACAAATACTGATACATTATTGAAATTATTCAATAAAAAAGTTTCGCCACAGTTTGTGCCTAACCCTCTATAAAGCATTTCGTTTGCTTCAAGTTCTCTTTTGTAATGATAAGTTTCCTGTCTTATACCTTTGTACTCGATGCCTCTTTTTGATATTTTTATTGCATTTATGAATCCATGGCCATCGAGTGGATGATTATATTTGAAACCTTTAATAGGTTTAACGCCGTTCTTTAAAATGTATCCTTCTGGGAGCTTTGGCGAGTTTGGTCCGCCAAGGAGTGATCGAACGACAGTTTGATAAACCATCTTTCTTTAGTTTTCACAAAAAAATAACATTTTTTTAACTCACTTTCGCCCTAAATCTGGTAACCTATAACCTCGTACAAATCCCCTGCCTTCTGCATTTCGAGAACCTGTTGGTACGTTAGTTTATCTTTCTCGATTCGCGCGATGAGATCCAGCTGC